AAAGATTTTTGAAAGTGTTCTAATTTATCATGCATGCGATCTTCAATTTCGTCAACTATAACACTTAAGGCATTTAGTAAAGTTTCATCAGACTCTTCAGATTCTACCCAACTAGTCCATTTCTTCCTGGACAGTTCTGCAATGTATTGTGATAAAAACCAATAGAAGACAGTCCAGATAATAGCATAGGCTAGCAGTGTGTAGGCATCAATTTCCATTTATCTCCCTTTAGGTATTATTAAACAACTCCACAAACCAGTTAAGGGGTCTTTGTAAGCATAATGTCCTTTTGGGCATGTAGGTTTAAAGATTACATCTTTGGGAACTTCAGCGGGGCCGTTTGGTGAGACTGCCCCACTAGTTCCGAAAAGTCTAAAGAGTACAATTAAGGGTCCTAAGTTCATTATTCAGGCTTCTCCCTTTGTAATTGAAATAACCATTTGCTTACTCTATCTGCGGTACCTTTAGCGGCCGCAGGTATGAATGCTGGGCTAATTGGCAACGCAACTATTGAAGCATCTAAAAACGCTCTTTCTACTTTTGCCATTTCAGCTTCACTTACACCAACTTTTTCCAATTCAGCCTTTAACAAAGAAAGCAAAGCCCCACTAGCCAATACTCCACCTAAAGCAATCGCTCCAAGCGCTGCGTTCTCATTGCTTAATACAGCTAATACATCATCATGGCGTCGCTTTTCGTTTACAGCAACTTTCTGTAGCTTTGTAACCTTCTTCAGTGTATACCCATCGGGTATGAGTGCGTAAGCCATTACTCTTTCTCATCCTGAAGCTCGCGCCACGCTTCCAATACTTGCTGTCCTCTAAACACCAGTTCAGCCCAAATGCTAACACGGCTCATACTAACCCTGTTTGTTTTCCTGTAAGATAGACCAACACCAGTCTAACAAGTAACTGTTCCACGCTTCGCTTGTCATTAAACCAGGAGGGGAACTCGACATTGTATATCGTAGTGCTCATTTGATACGCTTAGCAGCGTTTTGTAATGCTTTATGCATCTCCAGGAGTTTAGGCACTGACATAGGTACGCTACTATTGGCATGTCCCATCTTATCTAGTAATAGATCATATGTTGCGTTTGTCATTGTACGCATCTTCTTTCTGACGTTTGTTATTGTTAGTTTCTTTTTAGGCATCGTAAATCCTCCCTGTTATTAAACAACTTTGTAAGTTGGTTGCTTCATCGCTATTAGATTGAGATACAATTTCAATACTAGTGTATGGCGGGATAATAATATCATTGTACTGGGTACTTGGCATATCTTCATCTCTAGTATCAGTTTTCATTACTATTGCATTTGTACCATTCATTGAAAGGGTCCAGACTGTTACGTTTCCATTATCTGGGGCATCTGCCCTGGCTGCACCGTTTACGGTCCATCGCCCAACAAAATAATAACTGCCTGTATTAAATTTTAATTGAATATCGCTATCATCTGTAGCGCCTTGTACATTTGCAATAGCATATGCATGATCACCTATAATGTTTAGGCTAGTACCAGTACCGGCAGGGTTGCCCCCTGCTGTATTACCTGCGCCACCGCCGCCGACTAGAGGCATTTTACCTCCTTAAGCGAACTGTGCGGTTACTACAATATCTATTGCTGCTGCAGTTGTAACTGCTACGGCAAACTCACAAGAGTTACCTGGTTGTACTGCTAGATCCGTATCGTACGAAACAAAGTTCTGGTTGCTTCCTGTTGAAGTTCCCATTGTCATTTGTCCGCCGCCTGCGAATACTGCGTCTCCGTCACGCATTGCGTTTCCTGAGATTTTAACCAACGAACAAAATTCTTCGCCTGCTCCATCTGCCGCGCATGCGATTGATAAAGATTTTAGAGCCGAAACGTTTGTTGGGACTGTAAAGCTGCTTGAAACGCTAGCTCCTGCTAAGTTATCCAGGGACTGGAAACTAGTTGTTGCACTTAGACCACTTTCAGATCTACTAATTACTATTGCCATATTTTCCTATGCACGGAGTTTTAAGGGTCCGATTGCCCCAAGTATCTTTGAACCACCGAGACTTCCAACAACTAACTTAGCTGCTAGAGCTCCTGCTCCAATTCTAATCATCTGGTCCTTATTGGATTTAAATGCATCGCCTAGCGTTTTTAATCCGCCTGCGATATCTCCTTTAATCATTGACTGTGCTGCTGTTCCTGCGTTGCTTGCATCCAGGAAAGCTAAACCTGCTCCAGTCTCAATTAAGTTAACTGAGAATGTTCTTTTTGACCTTCTACGAGGTGCTTTACGTCTTGCTACCATTTTTACCTTGTGGGGGTGTTGCCTACGGGCACCCCAGCATACTCACTTATGAGTAGCTACTTAAGTTTGTCAGGATTCAAATTATAATACTCATTGCGCTTTTCTTTAAAGTAAGATCCTATTGCCTGTTCGACGACAACCGACCTAGTTATCTTACGTGTTCCCAGCATTCCTTGTTTCATATTTAGATATTTAATTAGATGGTCTATATATCCAATTGTCTGCCGCTCAAACCTTAGGCTTACTGTTGTCTTAGGTGGCCAACTTGCTTTCCTACCCATTGATAGCCCCGTAACAATGTCTACAGTATGGAGCCCTATTCCTGGTATTGTCAGGAATCCTTTGCTCGCAACGTTTACAAATCATACTTTAATGTCCTCTGGAAATGCATAGTTCTTTAGTTTGTGTTCCACCTTTTTAGTTGGTTTGCTCGCCATTAATGCTGACAGTGCTATTACTTCAACTAAACGAATTAGTTGTTTTTCTTGTCCGAAATTCATTGTCTCACCAAAAGTAAAGAATACGGGCTAGTACTTATATTTTATGTATATAAGAAATAAAAGAACTAAGGGTAACACTATAAGTTATATAAGAAACAAGTATACTACTACTTACTTTATTTCGTACTTATATAATATATAATACTATATTTGTACTATTTTAGACCTAGTTTAGAGCTTTTCTGGGGTTGGTTTACCCCTACTTCGGGGCTTTTTTGGGCCACTATGTCGCCCAAATTGCCCCGTTTCATCATGTATTCGGCAACAAAGCCCATCATAGGGTTGTCTTTTGTTAATGCTTTTATTGTTGAAGCACCTGTAACATCATCTAATTTTTTACTAGCTGCCCCCAGGGAACCAAAAAAAGATTTTTGAAAGTGTTCTAATTTATCATGCATGCGATCTTCAATTTCGTCAACTATAACACTTAAGGCATTTAGTAAAGTTTCATCAGACTCTTCAGATTCTACCCAACTAGTCCATTTC